GCTAAATCTAGTTCTGACCAGCCAGAACCGCTGCCGCTAGAAGGTTTGGGTCGTCCATCTTAATCCCACCACATACCTCAAGTATGCGATTAATTGTAGGAACGTCTAGTGCATCTTCTAATGCATCTCTATCGGCTACCAATTCTGGTAGTTGTTTTTCAAGCGCTACTGCGACTGCGTCAATTAGTACGTTGAGAGTTTGTGCCTCTGTAGTTGACTCACCTGCTCCTTGTAGCACGATCATAAACTTTCTTAGTTCTTTGATACTTAGGGGCTTCAACTTAACCGTTGAGCCATTTTGAAGTGTTACTTCTTCTACACTATATACTGTTGTTGCCAATTTAATCCTCCTAGGATCTAGTCTTAATTATTATAACATATAGGCATTATCTACACAAATGGAAAACCCCCAGTTTCCTGGGGGTTCTCATTAATAAATTAAATTTATTATGCTACTAGTACACGGTCAATAATCTTGCCGTATTCTGAGCCAGAGTAGTTAGCATCTGGTAGAAGACGGAAAGTCACTGGGAATGTGGTTGGAGTAGTACGTGCAAGAGAGAATTGTGACTGTTGTACAGACAAAACTCTACGTGCATAATATACACGCTCTGATTGTGTTGATGTAGCCGTTGGGGCTAGACCTACTGCAATTAGCTGGCGCTCTGTTGGAGCTGCACCAAGTGCACCTGCCTCTAGACCAAGTACGTCCTTCTTTGTTACTCCAGTTCCTGTTGTTGTTAGTGATGATGCACCCTGTCCAAATACAGCTGCGATATTCTCGAGTGTACCTTCTGACATTTCTGTTGCAATCATAACTTCCATCGCAGACTTGAACAGCTTAGCTGTATCGAGTAGCTGATCTACTGTTACTGAATCGTATGTTGGGTTGTATGTGATTTGAAGACCATTGTTAGTAAAACCAACGTTACGGTATCCAAACTTTCCAGCCTCCTGGTCGACAGCATTTAGTGTGTTTGTATATGAAACTCCAGATGCAAAAGCTGGAACACCAACTGTGCCTGAACCTGAAGCAACTGCTACACCTGCTTCTGCGTTTAGTACGTAATCTGAATCGTTAACGTCAATAGTTGACAAGAACAATGGAGATGCACCAACGAGAATGTTTTTAGCATTACCTACGGATTGTGCCATAGTTATTTTCCTCCTATTTATAAAAATATATATATATTATTGTAAATCATTAAATCTTGGCTGGCTAGGCCCTTCCCTCTATGTATAATAATAGAGTATAATGCGCCCAAAGGCAAATTAAGCGAATCTGCCCGCAGCGTCTAGATATCTTGCGTATTTTACTTCAAGGATCACATCTGAAGACAGGAATCCTGCCAATTCTTCCGAAGGGGCTGTTGGAGAAATATCTGCAATAAAGATGCTAAAGAATTTAAATTTCTGAGATATACCAGAGTGGGCATTTGTATCTCTAGCAGAATCATCCATCCTTCTAAATAGGTCGGTCATCAAGTTTCTAATCTGGTTAATCTCTGAAACATCTGTTGAGTATATGGTGAACAATATCTGCTCACAGCATATAGCCCAGTTATCTTCGTAGGACATTCCAATTTTATCGTATACTATGTGCTTTTTTCCGCTCAAAAACTGATTCATTTCAGGAGACTGCTGAATTGGAATGATTGGAACAATTTCTTGCCCCAGGTTATCTGAGTAGTAGTCTGTTGAATCAAATATACTATTAGACTTTAATTGGTCCCATAAGTACTTTCTTAGGTCAAACATAATGTCTGCTTTATAATCTACGGTCATACCACACCTCCAAATGCTGCAGCGACTGCTGACTCTGCCTGCATATTTAATGTATTGGCATTAAATGAATATTTAACTTTTCTGACATCTGGTGGAACTCTCATTGCTTTAGTTAATGATGAATTAAATAGTTGTTGGAATCCTGATCTTTTTATTGCTAAATTTACTAAATTGCCTGTAAAAAATTGTGCATAGGCTATTTGGAATCTCCCAGTTGCTTTGCCACCACCAGGCCTTGCAACGGTCACTGAAGCCCCTTTAGGCATATATACCACTCCAGTACTAGTTTCAAATACTAGGCGCTCTGCGGACCTTGGACGAATTGTTAGGGGCATCCCAGCTTCCATCACGGAAGCTTTATTTATAAATACATGTTTTCTTTTCGAAAAGTTATTAGGTACTGATGCTTTAGATGGTAAAAATTTAGAAGTGATTTTAAATGAAAGTCCAGTAGACGATAAGACGCTTAGGCTAAACAGCCTGGCACCTTTATTTCCTGTTTTATTCCACTCATATACGTGGTGCAATGATTTTGGATTCATTCTTGCTTGTGAATCTACATATAGTCCAAAGTCTTGCTCTATTTGATTAAATATAACTGACTGAAATTTCTTTTCAAATGCTTTATTTGTTGTTAGTTTAGATACTACTTGTGCATGATAGTATACTGCTGCAGATATTTGTGCCACGGTGCTATCTTTCAAAATAGTACCCTTGGTGCCAGACATTCCTTTTTGTAGTCCGCTGGCTGCTGTGACTAATAGTGAGCTATTGTCCAATTGTCTGATTCTCCGATCTCTTGACTGTAGAGTTATATCCAACTACTCCACCTAGCGGATCTGTCATTGGGGTTATTCCCATTAATTCAAAAACTGTGGGTGTGTTAGTTGGAAAATTTAGCTCTTCCCAAATAACTGTTCCCTCAGAGTCTCTAATGTTTGTAATCTTTTCTCTTAAAGTTATTTTGTCTGATGTTCTTATTTGCAGAATTTGATCATTAGTATACTTGTTAGACATTATTTGCTTGTCTCCGCTTCTGCTTGAAGACGAGTTGCTAATAATTCCTTTTGCGCTGCATGGAACGGTTCTGTCAAAATGCCATTCTTTTTTTATTGAGCCAGTGTCTGGATCCTGTGAGTCAAATGGCTTGTAGACGTCCATAAACATAGGCATAATAGAGTCGACAAGATCATACATTATATAACAACCATTTTATTTATAACGTATGGGGCCAGAAGCTGGTCTGCATAAAGATTTCCAGTACCTGAATAAACGGCTGAGTTATATTCAAATTGCCAGTCAAATGTTTTAATAGATTTCATGTACTTGTTTCTCCACACTTTGTCTTTTGAAAAATAGTCTTTCATCAATTCAATACATGCGAGCTCAACTTCGGTAGGGACTTCCTCCCATCCAAATTTACCTTGAACACGATATACGGAGTTTGGTGCAAAAGATCCACCCCATGTGTCATTAATTGTTGGAGGAACCATTCCGTTTGCGGTATAAACAGTATTGTCTAGCATGTTTGCTCTATTGACTCTTATCCCAAATCCGCTTTCTGAAATTATTGTGTCGTAGTTCCAATTGTCTATATTATTAACATTATCTAAAAGCAATATGTCGTTTTGATATAGTTCATGAAGATCAGATATTTTTTCAGGTAATGGCAATGTATCTGAGCCAGAACCGTAGACCACTTTAAGGTCATGGTATAAATAAAATTTTTGATCTGTATATGCTTCAATTAATTTTCTTGCATATCTTTCAGCATTACATAATTCAGCATAGGACCTAGAATTAGGATCTGAATAATCTGATCCTAACCCAAGTGCCTCAATTGCTTGACTCATATCTGTATAAGGAGTCTGAACATAAACTTTGTGGTCCCTATGCGCTGGTTGACCATTTACTGTATATCCCCAAGATATCCTAAACTGTCTTTGTCTGTTGCTATAATCAAATGGCAAATAAACGGTGTATGTTCCAGCATCTACTTCAGATTTTACTGGGACTAGTTCTACTAGAGCTACACCTGGATTTATTGCTGGAGTTATTGCTGGATCTTCTGTAATATCATACACTTTAACAACTGGCAAACTATCTGCATCTGTTAACTGCCCCTGCCAAAATACTTTGTGCGTTATTGGTGAATTTGAATCTACTAGAATTTCCATTTAATAAAGGTTAAGCGTAGTACTCCTGAACTTCCTTTGGAGTTGCTAAGCGGAAACCTTCCTCCTTGTCAAAAATTTCTTGAGCGTTATCTTCTGTCATTGCAACAAAAGGATGCTCTTTTGTAAAAGTAAAACCAAGAATATCATATCTAAAGTTCTCTCTAGTCATTCTAACTAGAACTGTATCTTCAGGCTGAGCATTAGGATTGAATCTTGGAAGGATCTCTTCTGAATCATCGCCAAATTCGTCTGCCGCCTTTTCAATGTCTTTAATCGTCTTTTGGTAAACAGACCATGTTACTCCCTCTTCGGCAAGAGTGGCAATAATATCGGCCTTGTTCTTTAGTCCATCAGTGTCAACTGCAAAGTCCTCTGCAACTTTTCTGAGTTCTGCTACTTTCAATGTCTCAAATGACATATATTCTCCTTTGTTAGGTTCTTCAATTATAGCATTGTTAAATTAAAATGAAAAGCCCCCAAAATTAATTGGGGGCCTTTCTGGGGCTATTTCTTAATTAATTAAGAAGCAACCTTAACGTTCTTTACGACAACCCAAGCATCTGCTTGTTCGATCTGGACGCCAACACGAGTATACATTGTGTACTCAATTGAGTCCTTACGTGGCCAGAAGAAGCGGTAAACAGTTACATCACGCTTGATACCAATAACAACGTTATTTGGGAATGTCAAGTGGATATCTCCGTGTGAACCTGAAGCTCCTGAGTGTGTACCAGTCTGTGTCTCTGAAAGAAGTGGAACTTCAACAATCGGAATACCGAATGCGAATGGTGCCACATATCCTGCAGGTCCACCTAGTGGTGCGACTCCGCCACGGATAACGCTTGAAGCGATGTCCTGTGGAATTGTCTGATTTGTTCCAATACTGTTCTTGTATAGGAAGTCCTGAATCAAGTTTGATCCAGCAAGGAAGCGAAGGTCTCCACGACGTTGCTTGTACTTACGTGGCATAGCCTTAAGTGCCTTGTTGAATACTTCACGAGAAACTTCAGCGCCAGCTGCGTCTACGACGCGACCTGATGCCTTTGCCTTCTTTACAACGCCATCAAATGACTTGTAAAGAGCGTCTGAAGAAAGCGATGTGTCACCGTTAAGAATAACATCTTCAATATCGTTACCTGCTTGTGTCGCCATCAAACGTGCAATGTGATCTTCTAGATCTGCACCTTCGATGTTGTCTTCTAGAGACTCAGTTGAAAGCTCCCAGTCCATGCGGAGTTTCTTTGTTGTTAGAGAAATCTTTGAGAAAGTTACGCCACTGTTTGTAGCGTCATTATCTCCTTCGGTTGCAAGCTTCATAAGCTTCTCACCAACGGACATACGATCAATCTCGGCTGTGTCTGACTTCATACGAACTGTACGTGCGACTTTGCCAATTACGGTTGCGTCGAACATATAGTCAAGGAAGCGAGCTGATTGTTCTGGGTTTAGCAATCCACCAGTTTCTGATGCGCCAACGTGTACGCCAGTTCCTGTGATAGAACCACCATTCATGCCAGCTGTTGCTGTTGTTCCAGAAGCAATTGCTTTTTCTAATGTTTCATTGCTCATTTTTATACCTACCTTAGTTAAATATTTCGTTCACGGAACCGAGGAAAGAACCGTTCCATTTGGATTTTTTGATTGTTACTTCTTCTGATCGGCCAAGATCGGAAGACTTCTTAATTGCAGTCTCTGACTCTACTGCGTCGACACGCTTTTGTACACCATCAATCGTGCTCTTGATATCATTTACAGCACTTGAAAGCACTGTGTGTTGTTCTGCCAACTCTGAAATTCTAGCATCTACGCTCTTGCTAAAAGCTTCAACAGTCTCTTGGATTGTTGTAACTTGTGCTGCATTTGCTTCAGATGCCTTGTTTAGAGTTTCTGAGAAAAAGCCTTTTAGATCGCCTAACATCTTCGCAAAATCAGGTTCATCAACCTTATCTTCTGATACTTCGGCTGCTTTTTCCAGAGTCTCGGCAGGAACGTCTTCTGCTACTGCTTCTTCTGCAGGAGCCTCAGCTGGAGCTGCATCTTCTGCAACAACTGCTGTCTCTTCAACGGCTACTTCAACTGCTGCATCAACTGCAACATCTTCAGCAACTACGTTTTCTGTGTTATCTGACATTTCATTACCTCCTTCTGCGTTTGCCTGTTTTGCAATTGTTTGTGTTTCAGGCAACGTAAATCTTGATTGCTTATGTGCATCAAGAATCTTATCTATTTCTTTTGCTTTGTTAACATCTGAACTCTCAACCCAACCAATTAGTTGTGCTGGCTTACCAGATACTGGTGAGTCATATGTCTTCTCTGTTGAGATAAAAACAGAATTACTGTCTTCACAGTAAAAAATATTTTCGGTTACAACATCTACTGCTATACCCTTTGCAATGTATTGTCCATTTACTTTCTGAATAGAAAGAATGTTACAAAGTTCATTTGCTGGAGAGTCTACAATTGACAGCTCCATCAATTCGTAGTCTTTGATAAATCTTACAGTCTTTCCTGTAGACTTATTAACTTCATTGTCTGACTCTTTAATCTTCCCGCCGATTGAGAATCCTGAAAGAGTTCCATCTAGAACCTTTTCCCAGCTATCCTGTGCGCCTTTTGAAATGTATGCTGTTACATAAACACCATTATAAAATTCTTTAGTTGCTGGGTCGTAGAAAGTTTCTGGCTTAAAAGAAACCATCTTGCCAACTGCAAGTGATCCATGCATCTCACGAATGTTTCCACGGAAACTTTCAAATGCTTTTATACTTGCTTCTGCTGTGACAACATCATTTGTTTGATCAACGTTGTCCAGGGTTGCGAATCCTGAGACTGTTCTTTTTTCACGGTTAACTTTAGTGAAAGGAACAGACAAGCTAATGTCGTTGCCGTGGCTAGTCCATAAAGACTTTTCAATATTCATATGCTTAATTTTATCTACTTATAGATAAAAAGGCAAATAACAGTTGAGTAGAGTTAGTCAACCTGTCTGCCGTCGCCTTTTGCATTTCTGCCTTCTCCCGATTTATCGGGGGCAGTTGCTTGGCGATTTTGCGATCTTTGTCTGGTATTTCCAGCTTGGGCTAGTTGTTCTGAA